TTAGTTTTCGGGAGTTTCAGGAATGTAAAAATTGAGTTTAATTTTGATGTCATTATTCTCAAAAATTTCTATCCGGTCTATGAATGTTGCCATAAAATTCCTATCAATATCTTTTTCTTCTATTTGTCCAAATTTTATAAGTTTTTCTATAATTTTCGGTGTGTTATTTTCATTAGATGTTTGGGAATTTTTTTCTAAAAAAGCAATTTGGTTATTATAGTTTTCATGTTCTTTATTATACTTGCTTTTCAAAAGCAAAAATTCATCTTTATTAATTAACCCTTCTTTATAATCGTCATATAAAGATAATTTTTTACTTTCTAATTTTGAAACTAAGACTTTTATTTTATTGACTTCATCACTTAAATCAGTCTTTTTACAGGTTTCCGCCTTCGTCTCTTCGTAAATACGTTGCAAATCATTAATCTTCTTAATGCTTTCATTCATCGTATTTAGCAAAATCTCCATCAAGCGCCTATGGGAAATGCTATGTCTAGAGCAAATTGTTTTACCATATCTAATATAGGAACCGCAGTTATAATAAAAATCATTACCACAGTTTCTTTTGGACATTGCTCTACCACAATCACCACATTTTAAAAACCCCGCAAAAACACTAATATTTTGATTAAAATCAACTTGCATAGTATCTCTTAGTAATAGATTTTGAACATTAGACCAAAGTTCTTCGGAAATTATTGCCGGGTGTGTATCCTTAACAACTATCCACTTCTCTTCGGGGAGTAAAATAGGTTTGCCATGCATTCTCCTTTGAGTCTTTGATTGCACCATCGAGCCGACATACATTTCATTTTTTAGTATCCTATGAACAGTTGAGTAAGTCCAGTAGCCCGTGTTCTCATTCCGTTTAGAATTAGTATAACGCATTCCCATTGTTTTTTTATACTCTGACGGACAAAGCACTCCTTCAGAATTTAAGATTTTTGCAATTGCAACTTTCCCCTGACCTTCAGAATACATTTTGAATATTTTATTAACAACACTTGCTGCATATTCATCAATAACCAATTTATGTTTATCTGTTGCAGATTTTAAGTAACCATAACTTGGAAATGCACCAACAAACTCACCGTTCTTTTGTTTTGCTTTAAACGCCGATTGAACTTTTTTACTTATATCTCTCGCATATTGTTCATTGAATATATTTTTTACAGGCATAAGCAGGTCATACTCACCTTCAAAACTATCAATATTGTCGTTGATAGCGATAAATCTTACATTCTTTTTAGGAAAATATCTTTCAAGATACTTTCCGGTATCAATATAATCTCTACCAAATCTTGAAAGGTCTTTTACTATTACACAGCCTATATTACCCATTTCGATATCATCAATCATTCTTTTAAAACTTGGTCTGTTAAAATTTGTTCCCGTAAACCCATCATCTATGTATTCTTCATACACATCTAAATTATTATTAAAACAAAATTGGCTGATAATTTTTCTTTGCGATTCAATACTATCGCTTTCTTTTTTGTCTCCATCCTCTCTTGACAACCTCAAATAAGCAGCCACCTTATATGAATTATCAGAATATCTTCTTTTTCTATTTCTATTCGCCATAATTATCGTACCTTTCTACGTAAAAATATATGGCGTATCCTCATATAATAAGAATACACCATTTTTTATCATTTATCAACTCTTTTCTAATAAAATTCTAAAGTAATCTCTAAAACAGTCTTCTATTGATTTTTCTCCAAACTCAACAATAATTTTATTTTCTTTTGTATCGGTATTAGAGCAATTATTTTTTATGTATATTCCTCCTTTACTCTTTATCTTAAACTGGTTAATACATTATATATGTTATTGTTTATATTTATTACTTATTTCCCAGTGCTCCCAAATCCACCTCTATCTACTTCATCTAAAGTATCAACTTCTTCAATTTCGACTGGTGGCATTATCGGAACAATTTCAAACTGACATATTCTGTCTCCCTCACATATTACTGCATCTTGTGTTGCATATACGGGATATTTCCAAACATCATTGTCTCCACAATAGCTATTATCAATCTGACCAACGCTATTCTGTTGAAGTGTTCCCCAGTTTTTAAATGTACTGCTACGAGGATATACGTTCGCCTTATATCCATCAGGTAACTTCATCGAAACCCCAAGAGAGATTAAGGCATTTTCTCCTGCTTTAAGTTTAACAGTTTCCGCTGCATATAAGTCAATTAAATCGCCCTGAGCAATTTTCTTTAACTTTGGTATATTTTTATTGTGATATTTTACTTGAATTTTCATAGCTTATTTACCTTTCATTAATTATTATTTCTTCGAGTCTCTTTTTAGTTATAGATTTGTTATCTATCTTAAATTTATATCCTGCTTTTATCATCGAATTAATCTCTGTTTTTGTTGGTAAGCAAGATGTCTCAGTTGTATTAAACACAACTTTCCCTTTATCGTTTACTACTTCAAATTTCATTTTAAAACGCAAGGATGGATAAACAACGGACTTGCTAAAATTGAATGGAAAAATACAGAAGATAAAGAAATAACATATTCATATTATACTACAAGTAAAAATTCAACAGTAGTTTTTAACCTTAAAATATCGATTTTATTGGCAAAATCAGTCTCTGAAACGCCCTATTCATGCGGGTTTCAGGATTCGACTTTTTCATAAAGTCCACAATGACACTCTCCCGGCTCCGTTTGCTCTCTAAATTCTTTGCAAGGACATTTTGTGCCCTCATTTTTAGAGAGACGGCACGGACAGTAGCCATCATTCTCTTTGAGTTTCTTTTTGATTTCTGCTACTAATTCTTTATTTTCTGAAAGTTTAATTTTCAACTTATTACCTCCGCATATTGGTTGTTTGATGCCAACTTTATTCCCAAAACTTCATCATAATGCTTTTTATGTCCGGGGATAAAACGACCAAACTTCACTACGATATTATCGTAGTTTTTCAACCAATTAATTTTGTCTGCAATCTCTTCTTTGTAATATCCTGTGTAAATTACAATATCGTCATTTGACCTCTCTCTGAAATTCCTTACAAACAGTTGTAGGTCTGCCCAAGAATTCATTGGTTCGAGACCGCCACAGACTACCGATTTAGATATTGGATTATTAATATATTTGTCAATCAAAATATGAATATCAATATCTTTTATAGGTGTTTTGGCGAGTGCGCTGTTTTGGCACACTCGCTCTCCACACTCTTTGTCACACTTCCAATCGCATATAGGAAATATAATAAACATTGATGGTAGTTTGTAATTAGAAAAGTCTTCCATTACTACGCCTTTAATTTTCATCTTGCATTACCCGTATATAGAATCTTGATTAAGAACGTTATACCACTTGCGTTGATTAAATTCTCTCTTGCGGATTTTCTGATAACTGCTTACCGGAGTATAAAATCCTACGACTCTGGCATATTGGTCTGCTATGGGCTTACCACAGCGAGGGCAGTGTTGTGAACCGATAAATGCGTGTTTATCTTCGCAAACAGAAATCTTTGTTGTAAAAGCGAAATAGATAACTCCGCTTGATGCTACATAATTGAGCATATCCCAAGCTGCATCTTTTGTTGGGAATCTGTTTTCAATATCAATATGGGCGATACAACCACCGCCACATTTAGCATCAAACAAACTTCCAAGACGACATTTTTCCTGAATGGTACACTGTTCTGTAAGAGGTATCCACTGATTAGAATAAATAAAATATTTGTCTTGTTCATATAAAAGGTTATCAGCCTGACAGATAACACCAGCGCAATTCTCGGCGGGAATCATCTCTAAGTTAAAAGTAAAGTCACATTCGAAATTATCTTTTACGTCATTAATAACATCAAGAATTTCGGTTGCAAACTCTACGGCTTCATCAGAATATGACTTGTTGTTTAATTCGTCTGTTTCTATTAAACCAAACATATCCATAACTTCATACATGCCGATACCACCGATTGTGCAGAATTGTTTGTCAAGTTCAACTGCTCCGTCCTGATAATTAGGAAGCAAGCCCTTTTCAATATTTCTCTTGAGGATATGTCTCATACTATAAAGAGCTTTACAGTCAAGCTCAACTCTATCTCTAAGGATGTCCAAATACTTCTTTTTGTTTAGTTTTGATTCATAAGCAATACGGACTAAGTTAATTGTGCTTACTCGACAAGATCCTACAGACAGGGCTGTACCGCCAATCGAATTGATAAACGCGTCTAGCTTTGTTGTCTCCGAAAGAAGTCTACAACAGTTTGAAAGAACTCCTACGTTGTCGCTTACAAAGAAATTACTATCGCTCCACTTGATGTTATGGTCTGAACACCAACGAGCAAAATCTTCGTCAACAAAGTGCTTGTCTTTGTATAAAAGTGAGTAAGTCAAGACCGGGAACGTAAACATATTGTCTGCTCTTACATCGCTAACAACTTCCATAAATACTTTCTGACATTCGATTAAATCTTCAATGTGGTCAATAGCAAATGTTCCGTCTGGGAACTCAACTCCACCAAATAGTGACTCAAGGTACGGTCTGTCAAAGATACTTACGTTTGTAAATGCACACTGGTCAATTCTAAGGAATGGCTGATTTAGTCTGTATATTAACTTCTGGAAGTTCTGTTTTAAATATGTGTCGGGGTCTTTTGTGAAATAACCTTCTTCAACATCTTTCTTCCAGAACCACCAAGCCCATACAAGAATATTAGGCATACCTACTGCACCAGACTGGCGATTTGATAAGAAGCTTACAAACTCAATAACATCATCAAGATATGTAGTCAAGTGCTTTGGTGGTTGGTTATTATAATTGTTCAAAAAGAACAATCCTTCGGTTGCAAGACGTGTAAAATCGTTTGCCCAACAGTATGGGAAATATGATGCTGAAGCAGAGTCATTAAGATAGAATGCTTTGTTGAATTCATATTCCAACCATTGCTTTGCAGTCCTTAATCCCCATTTTTTCTTTATTTCAACGAATATCTTATTAAGACCAAAAAGTTTATCTTCACTCTTCCCTTTTTCTGTTATAAAACTTCTAATATCTTTATGGCTTGCGTTTGCATTAGGGTCAATTGTAGCATCTGCCATAGTGTCCTGAGATACAAACTTGTCCAAAAATTCAGAATAGTCAAGCTGGCTTGGGTGAACACCATTAAGGTATTCAAAATCTTCACCATACTTTTTCTTTAAGTCTTCAAGACATCTTTCAAAATCTTTTGATAATCTAAGTGATATTTCCAATAATATTTCCTCCTATTGATTGTTTACCCATTGAATTGCTGTTTTATAGTTCATCACCGCTCCGTCAACTTCAAGTATCGGAAATGACGAATCTCCGAACCCTTTTGCTATAATTGTATCTTCATCTGAGACTCTTAAAAACTCAACATTCTTAGCTTTAAGTTTCTTTTCCAAAATAATACAATTAGGGCAATCAATTGTGTATAATACAATACTCATATCAATTTTCCTCCTGTGTTATTTCTTTTGATTGGTAACGAGTTGTAAATTCACATACTTCACAATTACCTAAATACCAATCTTCACATAAATCACAAATTTGTTTTTCCTCATAAGATAATTTGTGATAAATATCTTTTTTGGTTTTCATATATTCATTCTCCATTAACTTAAATAAAAGTCTTCAATATAATCAATCATTTCATCAATATCATTAAATATTCGTTCACACATACATGTTAACCAAGGATGAAGTTCTTGTTTGTCTACATCAAGACCAATAATAGGAATACCTCTATCATAAGCTATAGCCATTTCTGCCATACTTCCAAGTGATTGTTTATCGTTAAAGTTTACGATTACCAAATTTGAATTTCTAAGTTTATGTAAATCAAATCGCATTACTTCTGCATCTGATTTATATTTAGGTATTTCATCCCGAAAGCTATAGTAATCGTTAGGGTTTATAACATTAGCCATATATATGCCATTTTCGTAGTTTTCCAAAGCGTTTTTACAATATCTTCGCCATTTATCACTTTCTTCGAAGTTTTCTTTGCCGAATTTACCCATTCCTCCGCTAAGATAAATTTGATATTCCATCTTTAACCTCCTATCATCTTGTTGCATTCAATTGTCATACAACCCTTTTTTGTAACAGAATCGTATTTATAATAAGCAGGATTTGGCATTACTCCCAACCCCTTTATTACGTATTCAACAAATTCTTTCGCAACACAATCTAACTGCTCCAAACTACCGTTATTTTCAATTATGTAATCATACTCGTAATTTTCAACATCTCGGTCTGCATGATTACTTTCGATTTTTTCAACTTTAGGATTACGGATGAGAATTGTCTCGGCTCCGAATGTTTCAACTGCACGAGCAATTTCTTCTGGCTCTCTTATATCAATTAGAAGAACGTTGGTGTCAATTAGGTTGCTTTTAAAATCTGTAACGATTGACAAAACATCTTTAAACGGAATGTCGTCATATTTAGTAAGTCTATCTTTCAAATCACTACAAAGGAGGCGATATTCTTCTGTTTTTGTTTCTTCTTCAATCCCAGCAATCTTAAGCATATCTTTAACTAAGTTAATGGATGAGTATTTATATGTAGGAATATATTTAGATATTGCTTTGGCGAATTCTCCTTTACCAACTGTTCCATGTCCGTTTAATATATAAACCTTTTTAAGCATTAACTGTTGCCTCCATACTTCTTTCATAACTATATTCTTTTTGATATTTTTCTTCTAAATATTTTCTGTATAATATGGCTTCTTCTTTTGTTTTAAATGATTTTGAATGTTGTTTTTTATTTTCTTGTATTGATGCAACCCACTTGTTCCATGTGTTACAGTAATATACGCCCTTTGTTCCACTCGTATTGTCGATTCTAATCTTGGCGTTTGCTTGGTTTTGAGCTCTTGTTACAATTCTTAAATTCTTTTTTCTATTGTCGTTAGGATTGTGGTTAATATGGTCAACGTGGATACTTTTATCTTTAACATTCATCACAACCCTATGCAAAGAAAGTGTTTTGCTCGTGCCATCAATTAATTTGCGAGTGTTTGTTTCTACGTAATTATCGTATTTTACATTCCAACAATAATCCTTAATTTTATCATAGTCTTCTAAATCAAAATAAAACTCTTTGTTGTTGCTATCAAATCCTACTCCAAAATTTCCTGTCAAATCATAAGTATTATATTTTAAATTCTCAAGAGTCACTTTATTTCTATTTGGTCTTGTTATGCATCCACACGACTTAATATGTCCGCTTAATAAGTTCTTTTCTGGTACATTGTGTTTATATGTACCACACTCACATTGGCAATTCCATGTTTTAATAGTATTATAACCTCTTTTTGTCTTACGGTTTTCTCTTGTAATAACATCACCTTTAGATATAATTGTCAAGCTTCCAACCTTATCTCCAATTGATAAAGAACTTTTATTAGACCTACATCCGCAAGATTGTGTTTTGCCCCAATTTCCTGTCGATACATAAACAACATTTCCGCAATCACATTGACATTTCCAAATCTTTGCAGCACTATTTCTTTTTGTAGTTTCTTCTTCGCTTATTTCAATAGCAGTCAAACTACCTACCTTTTCCCCTGTTATATCTTTAGGTTTTGCCAATTATCTTCCTCCCTCGTACTGTAAAAATACTCATTATACAAATCATATCTCCCCTGAATGTCTAACCAAGGAATATCTTTATTATTATCTTTTGCCCATTTTACAAACCTGCCTATATAACTACAACAATGAAACTCAGGACAACCTGCTCGATATATACAGTTTGGAACAAGGACATCAGACTCTAAAGGATGTGTTCTATGTAACTCTTCTTTAAAATCTTCGGCTAATTCTCTTGCCTCATCTGTTGCTGCTCGGCACAATCTTTTACGCCAAGCATCTATCAGGTTTTGCATATTGGCATAGCCATCAAAGTTTACCAAAGCCTTTTGAGGCTTATCATCTCTTGATATATCATCAATCAGCCTATCATCTCTTTGGCTACTTATAAACTTTTCAAATTTATGTCTTGACCATTCTGTAGAAACCCAATACTTAATTGACTTCCAAGACCAATCAAACTCTAAAAGTCTAATTGGCGAATGTTCTGAAATTAATAACTTCTTCTTAAAAGTATCTGTCGCATCGTTCTCTGTAAAATCTTTATTATCTGTTGTCCGACAGTGATTTTTTACTCTTTTCCAATCGTCTGCAATAAAATTGAATATTGTTTTCAGTACCTACCACCTCAATTCACAATAAATTTCTTCATTCCTTCTCTAACCTCGTAAGGAATATTGCCATAAAATTCTACTTTCAATGGTTTAGTTAGATCTAAACTAAACAAGCCCATTATTGATTTAGCATCAACTGCAAACCTACCAGAGCCGATTGTTACATCATCACTGCATTTTGAAACTAAATTCACAAAATCTTTAATGTTAGTAATCTTGTCTAGTAAAACCATAACCTTTATCGTATCAAAACTCGGCTCTACACCGCCACATTTATAGCAAACCATTTTACCTTCAGGTATAGGTTCGCCACACATTACACATCTTTCTTCGTTCATATCAATCCTCCAAACTTTTTAATGAAACATCAAGAATCTCTGCTTGTTCTGATATTGTCAAATCCTCAAAAACTTCTTTAAGATATTTCTTAGCACACTCTTCACAATAATATTTCCCCTCAATGTTATGCTCAGCATAAGTATCGTCATTACAACTATCACAATACGCAACTGGAACATTTACATAAGGACAAGAACTGCCCATGCAAGGATAACCCGGCACTGCACAATCACAACAATGGTTTTCGTATTTAATCATACATTACCCCTCCATTCAAAACCTTCGCTATTGTTCTTAAAGCATCCGTTACAAGGAGTATTTTCTAACATATCGCACGTTCCAAAATCAAAATCTTTGCAAGACCAAGTCCAGTCGTGATGGCATCTTTTATCGTCCCAACAACCTCTGCCTTCAATATATTTTTCGCAATCTTTACCATTACATTCAATGTTGTTTTTGCAATAGTGGCAGATATTTTCGGACTTCATAACCAGCTCAATAAAGTCACTTTCGAGTCGATTATATTTGTCTAAAAGTTTATTATAATCCATTTGCGTTCCTCCAAGATTTATCTAAAAGCCATGAAATATAATCTCTACAAACACCATCATAATTAGCCACCCAAATTTTTCTTTTCTTAGCACGACAATGTTTTATATGTTTCTTGCCATACTCATCCCTGTGTTTGTATAGTAAACATAGTCAAAAAATGCACAAGCAGTTGTGTCAGGTATTTCTATTGTAATCCTCATATTTACCTCCAAATTAAAATCCCGATAAAAGTCCTATTTCATTACCCGTTTTCACGGAAATATATGCTTGATACATCGGATGATATTGAAAAATTTCTCATATTCCAAATATGTAATATCCTTGATGGGTGCACACAGTCTACTCTAAAGTGTGCACCTTCAAGACAAACATCGTCACATCCACCACCAAAACGAATCAAAGGTTTCGTGATATCTGCAAATTCTGCAACAAAATCCATGCAAGCATATCCGCTATCGTGTTTTCTTCCGCTTGGAATAACATATACTCCCATTACATTTTCAAGAGTTTCGTTCCATTTTCTTTTCGGAACAGATAATAATTCTTTGCGATTATATGTCATATGGTTTCTGTCCTCTACTATCTTTACTAATCGGATACTGTTTATAAAATTCTTTTGCGAAAGAGTTGAATATTAAATCGCTATAATCCCAATCTTCAGTAGGATCAATAAATCCCATCTTTACAAGTTGTAAGTCATGTGTCTTTTCATATTCAACGCTATTAATACCGGCATAGTAAAAATCTTTATAGAAATCATACCATGCTTTACATTCGTCTCCCGTATACCAAAACAGAATTTCTCCGTCGCTCAAAAGAGCGTTTGCATAAACTGTTCTCAATCAACATTCCTCCTCAAGCAGATAAGTCGCCTCTTGGTCGGCTTCATGAAGTGCTAATACCAACGGATATTTGCCCATTGCTTTACCGAGAGCATTATAGTTTTCTTTCGGCTCAGACCAGCCCATATGCCATCTGATGCTATATCTCTCAACGGGCGTGAGTTTGATGTATTCTTCAATCATCATTACGCTCTTTTCGCCGTGCCCATAAGGAACTTTATCGTCTATTGTGTAGAACGGAACTTTCTCCCAAACACCCGTCTCATCGTTTTTCTTATTGCGATATTCAACTGTGTAGAAATAGGTCTTGCATAAGTCGTGCAGCAACGCACAGATTATAAGACTTTCTTCGGGGATATCCTTATAAACTTCCGCCCACATAGTATTATTCTCTTTTTCTTTGATGCATTTATATACATTTAAACTGTGTTCTAACAGACCACCCTCATGACAAGAATGAAATCTTGTGCTTGCGGGTGCTGTATAGAAATCACTTTTTCTTATGAATTCTAAGAGGGCTTCAACGCCCTCTCTATTTGTACTCAATAATAAACTTTCAAATTCTTCTATTTTACTCATATTGCCTCCTATATAACATAATCGTAATCCCATAAATACCAATAGCCTGACTGATTCTTATCAATCCTGTTTGCGTAGATAATATCCATATTGCGAATGGGTTTGTTGTCAAATAATTTTGATTTAAGGGTTAATCTACTCGTTTTGCCACTACCAACTGACTTTGTAAACAGTGCGTACCCCCAAGGAATGCCCGTATCTTTGTTATTTAACGGAACAACTTTTGTAACGAGGAGTTTTCTACGATCTTCTTCCCTATTGGTTGTAAGGTCTATATATCCCAAAATCTCTTGCTGGTTTGCACACTTCAATTTGTAGTTTAGATCGGGTATATTCTGTGATTTTATATAATCTTCACAAGCAACCAATAAACCATGCATATCGGTTATCGTATAAGACTTTGATTCGCTACCATCTTTTTTCTTGTCGGTAGCGTGTTTTGATATAATATTCTCCAAAACTTCCGACTTGATTTTGTCTTTTTTAATTGACTTAGCCGTGCCATTCTTGAAGAAATTAAACATTTCGTTTGTTCTTAACAGCTCATTGCAGTTGCCAAATTTCATAAAGTAGTCAATCTTTATAAGTAAGTCAAGCTGGCGTGAGTTTACAGATGTTTTGTTCTCGATATCTAAAAGCAAATCCATAAAGTGTGTATAGTTATTATCACGCAAATCATAGAGTTCATTTGAAATTGCTTTATTCATGTACTTAATGCTTTGGATACCCTTAGAAATCATTTTCTGTTCTTTGTCAAAGATGTAATCATCCTTTGAAAAACCAAAACGTGGTGGAGCCAACCTAATGCCTTTTGAATTTGCATATTCTGTAATAGCACAAGTCTTTTCTTCATTATCTTTGAAGATGTTAAGTGCTGCCGTTATGAATTCATACGGATAATAATGCCTTAAATAGCCACAAATATAACCAATAGCAGAATAACTGTCTGAGTGATTCCACGAAAATCCGTAGTCTGATGCATCCGAAACAATCTTTAAAAATGGTTTGATGACCTCTGCACATCTCTCAGCCGTAATATCATAATGTGTTGACGAATATTCTATAAACCTACTTTCGATTTCAGGTAGCAAGGTTTCTGTGCCTTTTTTCTTTGCGATAGCTCGTCGTACATTGTCACTCTCCGCCTGAGAGTAACCACAGAATTTAACCAAAAATTGCATAATCGTTTCTTGCATACAAACTCTACCCATTTCGGGAGCAAGGAATTCATTAAGTTCATCAAAGCCGTTATCATAAAAGTCGCCTTCGGCAACCTCGTTTCTATAACTTGCACAGGCAGGTCTCAAAAGACCATTACCAAATGATAGCCATTTTAGCATTGAGAAGTTTGGTATCTTGTCTCTTACCTTATTTAAGGTTTCGTCTGACATAAACTTTCTTATGTACGCTTGTGCTGAGTTACTTTCCCATTGGAATATAAGAGTTGTATCATCTCTAATTTCTCGCCATACTTCCATATCTTCAAGGTCTGTATTATCGGGTGTTAATCGTTCAATCCCCGCAAGTCGGCAACACTCATTGATAACGCCGATATTATCAAGACCGAGTATATCCAACTTAACATACATAAGAGCATCTAACTCTTTCATATTAAGCATTGAAATTGGATAATCAGATGTACTTGTTGTACACATTCCTATTAGTTTTTCAATCTCTAAATCACTTACCAGTACACCACTTGGGTGTGTTCCTATAGAAACTATCGTTCCTGTAACTATATCCACATACTCAAATAATTCAGGATACTCTGCTCTAAGATGTGCCGGGATTTCATCATTTTCAACCTTGGCACAGATTTCTCCAACTTCAGCCAACGGAATTTCTAAAGCTCGTCCAATATCACGAATTGCACCTTTGACTGCGATTGTGTTAAAGGTAATTATCTCGCTCGTCCTTATCTGTGGTAGATTCATCCTATCTCTCAATAAGAACTCTTTAACCTTATCTCTGTCAGCACTTGCATAGTCCGTATCAATATCGGCATTTGTTACACGGTCAGGATTCATAAATCTGAAGAAGTTAAGACCAAACTTTTTGCTATCCATACCTGTAATACCAAGAGCATATGCTATCTCGCTACCCGTAACAGAACCTCTACCCCATCCACATTCGATGCCATTTTCTTTTTCCCATTCTCTCATATATGTTTCGAGAAGCATAAAGTCAATTGACTGAGTTTTTTCATAAACATCAAACTCTTCCGAAATAGTTGCACTAATTTCTTCTTTCGAATATCTACTATTTATATAAGGATGATTTATGATGGCATCGTCAATTTTCTGTCTGAAGGTTTCTTTGGGATTATCGTATATATGAGGATATTTCGTTGATGTGTCAAGTGTAAATTCCTCAACCATGTCTGCCATTACATTGGTGTTTTCTATGGCTTGAAGGTACACATCTTCGGGAATACTCCCCTGTTTTTTGTAGCAATCCACAAGTTCATCGTAAGACTTGAATGTTAAATCCCAGTTGTCTTCGCCGTCAAAATGTATGTTCTTTGACTCTTGAAGCTTAACCCTACCCTTTGAATGAGTGTCATTTAAGCAATGTGTATCTGTTCCGGCTATAAGTCGCAAGTTATACCTTTTACTTAGCTCATAAAGGTGTTTATTATGCTCATACTGTTGCGGGTCAAGGTGGTGCCCAATTTCAAGGAAACATCTATTACGATTTTTTTGACAAAATCTTAAGAATTGTTCTTGGAGATTTTCGTTTCCTTTATATAAGATACCGCCAATACAAGCAGAAGTAATTATGATGTTGTCGCTCGTAGCCAATAATTCATCAAATGAAATTCTCGGCACATAGTAAAAATGATTGTCTGCTCGGTTGAATGAATGAGAAACCAGTCCATTTAGTTCAAGAAAACCTTCGTAGTTTTTTGCTATGAGTACACAATGCAGGTTGTCTCTTACTTTTTCTTCAAGAGTTTCGGTTATGTAGCATTCTACGGCGTGTATATAACGCATACCCGCCGCTTCGATATCGCATTTTTTATGATACCATTCAAATACAGACCCATGCTCGGAGAAGGCTAGCGCCCTCATTCCGAGTTCTTTTGCGTGGTCAACATACTGTTTGTACTTTGATACGCTATCTATGTTTGTTACACCATTTGATAGGTCTGAATGAAGGTGATATACAACGTAATTCTTCAATCAATCACCTCTTTATCTCACCAAACACCTCAGTAGAGTTGTCAATAAGCTGAGGTGGTGGATACGGCAGTGCCGAATTATACTCTTTTTTATCCCAATTAAATCTCTTATCAAGATGAGCTTCATCAGAAAAGAATCTACGGCTCGGCTTATCATACCAAAGTCCTGTTGAATATCCTTCGTGTCCTAAAAGTCTATCTTTTAAAACATCAACCAAAACGTCTGCTTTGATAGGTTCTTTTACATAACCGTTGCCGTTTCGCCTCAACTCACCCTTTTTATCACTTTCGGTTACTCTATACAAACTTAAAATGCGATGAGCTAGGTCGATTATCGCTGAAATGCCCTGTACATCCATTTTTGTAAGTCTTCTCATAGTCTCAATTTTATGTGGGTGTACAACGAGGCAAACCGTAACATTAAACTTCTTTGCCATATCAATAAGCTGTGTTACAAACTCTTCTTGTTTGCTGTACTTATTGTTTTCGTTGCACTCAAGATTTACAGAAGTCAAGTTATCGATTATGATCAGTTTGGCTCCGTTCTTCTGGATTGCATTAATTGCCGTCTTGATAATCTCGCTTGCTTTATGAGAATAGCCATCTTTATATATGAATAGCCTATCTCTGTAATACTCTCCCATTTCCTGACGAGTCTCTTTGGGAACTTTCCAATAAATTGTGTCGCCCGACTGATGTTGTGTTACATTTCTTTGACCTGCAAATATGTAATCAATCCAAGAACGAGCAAGAAAGTTTGGCAATTCGCCTGAATACATAAACACATTCTTATCTTGGTCTAATGTCTCGCACACAATACTTGAAAGGAAACTCGACTTACCACTACCATTTACCCCTGTAATTATGTTAAGAGTGCCTTCAAAGAGTTTCATAAGCCTTTTGTCGAGTTCTTTTATACCGGTTTTTATACCATCAATTTGGTCTAAATCCACATTTTCAATATCACCTTCATTGATATCCTTGAGCTGATTAAAAGCCTTGCCTATGACTCTCGCAAACCAGTTGCTGTTTTCATAAGTAGTATTACCGTCTTTTTCGATTTTCTCAGATGTTGAAATACGAAGGTCGGCATACTTTTCTTTTTTGTCAATCTTCCAAATCTTTGCAAAAATCTTGTCGTTTCTAATTAATACCATTATTTCTTCTCCTTATATTTCTTATTAATATCAGCTATTACTTTTTTGCAAACTTCAATACTATCAATACCGTTAGGATTCTTTTTACCACCATTGTGTTTTGACACAATTTCATAAACATCATTCTTGATTTTAGCTTTTTCTGTTTCGTCTTTTCCAGTCTCAATGACGTTGCCCATCAGTTTAATAAGTTCATTTTTCTGGTTTGTAAGCTCTGCATCCTGTTCTTTCTTTTCTTTCTTTACAGTCTCAGGAAGGTCTTCGCCCTCATAGATGTATAAACCAAGTCCGTGTCTTGCGCAAGCTTTTGTAAGAGAACGCTGAATGGATTTGTTGACATCAGAACTTAAAATCTTCTCAAGAGTAATAGATTCGTTCTTATAGTTCATTACAGGAAGTTCTTCAATATGTTCAACTCCATTGATTGTTACACCTGTCTTAACCCAACAAGTTTTGCCATCTGTAAAGTAGTTAATAATAAGACCTTCGGGTGTTTCTCTTTCATAAATGCGGTATGTAGCATCTGGATAAATCTTCTTGACTTCAGCCCAAGCTGCCGCCCACGACACATAATTTAATCCATTTTTCTTTTTAACCTTGTCTTTTACGTCTACGTCGTAAAGCTTCTGAAAATAATTTTCTGACAAATTATCAAACTCCTTTGTATTAAATTTGTATATATTAACGCCACAAGGACGGTTGTAAAAAGTAATCTATATGAACTTGCTTTCGCAAGATGTAAAGAAAGTTATTGTGCCGGAAACTCCTGAGTCCAAAACGTCTTTCTGATACCATATAAGACATATACAGGTTTGTCCGAATAATAGTTTTTTGAGTTTGCTATACTCCTATAGGTGTACTCGATAGGTACTTTATTCTTAAAAGTAAGAGTGTTTATAATTCTCAAAACTGTTGGATACTGTGTTTTATCCTCGATACAACTCATATAAAGTTCTGTACACTCTATTATTCTCCGTTTAATCTCGGCACAATCTTTATGATAGTGTCTAAATTATTGTCATTTACTATGTAAATCCTGTTTGTGTTTTGAGCTGCTTTTGCAGTCGTACCACTGCCACAACATACATCTACAACTCGTCCACCTTCGTCTGTATAAGTCTTAATCAAAAACTCAAATAGCTTGGTTGGTTTCTGCGTTGGATGTAATCCTCTTTCAAGGTTTACCTTCTGAACACTTCTTGGATATCTTCTACCATCTTCGTTAACAGTATCAGTTCTGCCACCAAACCCAACTAAATTTTCAACATCGCTACCATCTCGTTTCATCACATAAGGTTTATCATACGTGAATTGTGGATTGTATTTCATATATTTTTCAGCCTTGTTATATGTAGTTGGTGCCTTGCCAAATATCAACACAGATTCGTGAACTTTAAATGGTTGATGTTTTACATGCACAAAATTACTTCCATTATCTTTCTCCCAAATCCATTCATATTTGAAATGGTCAAGGTGGTTCATAACTAAGTAACTCGTAAATGGTTGGCTTGCTGTTAATGCTATACAACCATCAGGCGTAAGCATTTTCATACTCTATTTTAAACGATTGTTTTTATTATGAGATACAAGCAACTCAGTGGCGTAGCCAAATCGGAATACAGAAAAAAGGCAAAAAGCGTGAAGAGTTTAAAGAACTAGCTATTGAATACGTAAAAAATACCCTTGGCATAGACGTAACGGATGACGAAGCCGATAGTATTTGTGCGGGGATTGGATATATAAAAATGTTTACTGAAGGAGGTGTGACTGATGTTTTATGATTTCATTTGTCCTAAGTGTAATAAACAGGAAACAATACAGATGAGAATTACAGAATACAAAGCCGAAGGACACCTCTGCCCTTCTTGTAAAACAGAAATGAAACGAGATCCAAAAGATATGGTGTGTGGCATGAGTGTGGACACCACTGGGGATTTCTATAGAAAATGCAACTGAAAGAGGTGAATTAAATGCCAATTCTAAAAATGTCAAAAGACAAAACTTTAATTATAACTAAACGGAGTAATACATATGAAGATGAAAATAACGCTGAATCCATCAAAATATATCTTGCAAAATACATTAACAATATTAATTTAAAAGAATGTTCTGTTTGGTTAGGCTTTATTAATCAAGAAGGTTTGGGAGACCAACACGAATTAACAGAATATTTGACTGAATATTCTAACGATTATTATGTAGTTGAAAAATCAATGGGGCAAATATTTACATATGAGTCCGGCAATATAGAAATGTGGATTAAGGTGTTACATTCGCCTACTGAAATGGTTGCAAAAACAAATGAGGTTATATATACCATTAAACCACATAAAGAAATTGATGGTACGATACCTGAACAAGAAATGTCTATCATAGATAGTTTAACTATGAAGCTCGATGCAACCGCTATTAAAGTTAATGAAGTTAGCGATAAGGTTGAAGAAATAGATGAATATGTAAGTGAGTTGCAAGAGGGCGAAGTTATGTTGGTTCAGCCTATGCTTACGGCTAAGATACAGGAATAGGCAATGAATTGCCAGTTTCATCTGGATTTTATAACCTAAAAATAATTTTGAAGGAGATTTATATGATTACATTAATTAGATGGTGGATTTATAAAGCAAAGGTTATCAAGTTTAAACTTGGTATGATTACAGTTATTGAGCAGTTACTAAAAGAAGTAACTAAAAATGGAGACGATATTCAGAAAAAAATTATTGCTGAATTTGCAAAACTCATCCACGAAGAGAATAAAAACAAAACTAATGAAGAGGCTGCTTAGAGGTGATTTGATTGGCTTATGTAATAAAAAACATAAATGAGTTAAAGAGAATTCTGCAAAGCCGAGCATATCAAGCATTAAAAATGACGAGAGACGAAATGTATAAAGTATTTCAGGAATCTTTATCAAAATATTATCATGAACCTGTGTTTAACGGTGGTTCTACTCCAAAACAATATGACAGACTTTATAAGATGCTTAATAGTATCGTAAAAACTGATATCGTAACATCAGGGAACAGTATCTCGTGTAGTGTAGAAGTTAACAGAGATTATCTTAATTATACCTATCCCGGCGGGGCGACAGGTCGTGAAGTTTGGGAATGGGCTAATGCAAATACTCACGGTGGAACAGTCGAGGGTAATTTAGAGGTTTGGAATAATGCCATAGACAAACTCGGCGGTAGGAATGGCATTATGAATTTAATGAAGAAAAACCTTAAAAGGTGTGGAATTCCTATAATTAATTAAATATTTGACTACTACTTCCCCTTTTCTATAGACGGGGATATTTTTATGCAAATTTTTAGAAAAGGAGGAGAATAAATATATGGATGAATTTTTAGCAAAACTGAAACTCATTTTAGATGAGCAAAGTTTTCAAAGGGTTAAAAATGAAATTTCCAAGAGAAAAGTCAGTCTTGAAGTTGATATCAAGAAAGATATATTAGATAGGCGAATACAGACACTTGGAAACCAAATGCTTACGTTCAGAGACAACAACACTAAGATGAACAAAGCAATGACCAATGAACTTAATCAGATGTATAATAAACTGATTAATGGTGCCAATCTAAGCGAAAAAGAAGTTGCTGAGTTGAGTGCCCAGTTCGCAAAACTTAAACTTCAGGTTAGAGATGCTGGTATGCTGGGTCATTCTATGGGAAATAAACTCAAGAATGCTTGGGCAAAGTTTTCTCAATGGGGTTTTGCTACAGGATTGCTAACTAGAACTATTTCCGGAATTAGAAATATGATTGTTGATGTTAAAGACTTGGATACGGCGTTGGTTGACCTTAGAAAGACAACTACAATGTCCGCATCTCAGCTTGAACAGTTCTATTATACCGCAAACGAGACGGCAAAACAGATGGGCGTAACTACAAAAGAGATTATAGACCAAGCATCGGCTTGGAGCCGTTTGGGATATAGTTCACAAGAGGCTGCCACAAAGATGGCAAAATACTCATCTATGTTTGCAAGTATTTCTCCCGGAATGGATGTAGATAAAGCTACAGACGGACTTGTAAGTATTATGAAAGCCTTTGATATTGGCAATGATAACCCAGATGAAGTTCTTGATGGAATAATGTCAAAAATCAATATCATTGGTAATACGGCAGCAACAAGCAACGACGAGATTGTTACTATGCTTTCTAAATCTTCGTCTGCAATGCGTGAGGCAAATAATACTCTCGAAGAAACAATCGCTCTCGAAACGGCAGCAGTTGAAATTACAAGAGATGACGATTCTGTTGGTACTGCATTTAAAACTGTGGCGATGCGTATTCGTGGTTATGACGAAGAAACGGAGAGTTTTTCAAATAATATAGAGCAACTTTCTGGTGATATTGCTAATTTGACTAAAACAGCATCAACTCCGGGTGGTATTAGTCTATTTACTGATGCATCTAAGACAGAATATAAGTCTACATATCAATTATTAAAAGAAATTTCTGAAATATACGATCAACTTGACGACAAGACACAAGCCGGACTGTTAGAAGCATTGGCAGGTAAGCGTCAAGGTCAGATTATAGCTGCAACAATCAACAATTTTGAAGCGGCAGAAAAAGCTATGGATAACATGGCTAATAGTGCGGGTTCAGCAGAGAGAGAAATGGCTGTAATTATGGATTCGGTTGATTACAAAGCTAACAAACTCGCTGAAACAGGCACGGGCATTGCTCAGAATTTATTTGCCCGTGACGATATGAAAACTGTACTTGATGTGCTAACAGACTTAGCAGAAGCTTTAGATTGGGTTACTGAAAAGGCTGGTTTGTTTGGTACTCTTGCCATAAGCGGTGGAATATTCGCTGGTGTGAAAAACTTCGGTGGGCACAAAATCTTGGAGCCTCACAAAACTATTGTTTTGAAATTGCCGAATATCATAAGTGTTCTTTGGGACACCAAAGTTTTCTTATGGTCGAATGTGAAATACACAGGGTAAATAAATAATCGGGACAATAAGCGGGAACAAAGTACAACGACTGCGTAATGGCAGTGTATCACTACTCCCCTATCACAGCGATGTAAAAGCTATTATATAGCCGATAGGGTCGTAACAACGTGACGCTCGATGAATCCGCTGGGTTAGGTCTCTATGAGACAAGCCCTCACTGTAGCGACAACTCCCACAGCAAGTTATATGAAACGATGCTTGTTGAATATGCGCTCGGTACGTCTTGGTATGACAAGGTATCCCTGAAAAGATACATAAATACAGAAACTTATCTTCTGTTCATACATTTGTGGAACTCTCATTGCCAGAGTTGATAAGAAGGCAATAAATCATGAATTTCATTGGCAGAATTTAGACATAAAAATAAACACTCAACGATGAGTGTTTCGTGGCATAATATAAACATTTGTGCGCATTATGAATACAAAGTTAAGCAAAATGTATTGTTTTAGTAGCATTTTGGTATTGACAAGTGTAAAGCAATTTGGTATAATACATATAGAAAAAGACAAAAGAGACGGAGATATCGGTCAAATATCTCAATGGTTTCCCTTTTGTTTATATGGTTACATAAAATGTAGAAACCACTTCAACGGAGGAAATTGAGGTGGTTTTTATATGTTTTTATCTCGGTTTTGCAATAAGGAGCAATACCAGAGTTACAATTAATACGTAGTAGAAATCGTAATTCATATCGACCTCCTTTCTGCCACCTACGGGGAGATGGACTTGCGAAAGGAAAACCACCCTAACCATTCTTACAAAGACCAAAAGAAACTCAGAACAATTAAGCGTCTCTAATGTCCAATGAGCATTATACCACTATTGTCGAATATTGTCAATATAAAGACACCTTCGGGTGTCTTATTTTTATGCCCGTTAATAAAACTGTATGGTATTTTTATCAGAAATCTGCTTTGCAATTGTTGCAGTGAAATTGTTTTGTAGTTTTACCCAAAGCAAATATACCCCATAATGCTACGCTACCTGCTTTTGATAATCCTGAGATTTTCTTGCAGTCGGTTGATTTGCAATAGGGACAGGTTATTGTTGGGGTTGTGTTTCGTTGAACTACTTCCTCCGCCCGTCTTTTTGCAAGGTTCTCTTGGCGTTCAATTTCTTTTTGAGTGAAAGGGTTTACAAGGTGGTCACGAGATATTACAGGTTCGTCGTAGTAATGGTCTTTTGGGGGTTGTTGTTCCAATATAACTCCTTCTTTAGTGAAACTAAGAACAATATTACTACCCTCTTTTTGAAGTAACGGCATATTCGTAATACCATAATCTTTGAATGGTTGTTTTATCAGTTTTGCTTGTTCTATTGTGATATTTCTAACGATATCACATAAGAAGCATTGACTTATAAATTGTTGGATTTCATCATCATTATACCCAATAATTTCTTTTAATAGTTTTTTTATTATAGGTAATTTTTCGTTATTTTCATTTATAATTGGTGCTGTTAATTTATACATAATAATCCTCCAATCCTTACTCTTATATAATAACATATATTGATTTAATAATCAATATCATTATCAAAATATATATTCCACAAATATATTTAAAGTACGAATATCAAAACATGGTTTAATGATTTAGGTAAGGTGCAATATGTTTTAAATGGTTTTAATGGTACAAAAATTACTGATTATGCATCGGCAGTAAAGGGGTTAAGTTTAAATCAAGCGCAATTGCTACTATCCACACAGAAACTAAATGCAGAAGAATCAAAGTCCATTCTTATTGATGCAGGTCTTATGGCTTCAAAAGATAGAATCTCTCTTAGTTTGGCAAAAGAGGCTTTAGCTCAAACAACATTGAATGACGAAGAACAAGAGTCTGTTTTAATCAAATTGGGATTGATTGCAGATGAGGCAGGAGAAGCTGCTGCGCAAGAATTTTGCACACAAAAAGATATTGAGGCTTTGGTAGCACAAGGTTTATTAAATGAAGAGCAAAAAGAAGGTATTTTAGCCGCCTTAGGTCTTGATTCGGCAAATAAATCAGCGTCGGTGTCTATTGGTCTTTTCACAAAAGGGATTTGGGCAAATATTAAAGCTATGTTGGCGTGGATGGTTTCAAATCCATTTGGTCAAATAATGCTTGGTGCAGGGTTGTTGATGGGTGCTGTTGGTATAATTGACTTACTTACAACTTCTGTAGAAGAACACCGAGAACAACTGTCTGGGTTAAAGTCTGAATACTCTGAAATTAAGTCTGAATTAGACGGGGTAAATTCTGAATTAGAATCCACGCAAAACAAAATTAAAGATTTAGAAAGTAAAGGGACATTAACGTTCACAGAAGCCGAAGAACTTGAAAATCTACGCAAACAAAACAATGAACTTAAACGACAGAATGACTTGCTTGAAATGCAAGAAAAAATTAAAGCAAAAGAAGTTAATGATAAGTTTGTTGAGACCATGGAAGCCGATGCAGGTAAAATAGAATATGTTTCAGGCAACACAAAAAGAACGGAAACTCGTGGTGGTTATACATACGAGGTAAATGTAACAGATATTACTGAAAAAGAACATGCTTTCAAACAGATTGAAGAATTATCTAAGTTATATGCAGAAAAAGAAAAAGCAACAACTGAAGAACAAATCAAAGCAATCGACCAAAGAATAGAAACGGTAAACAAATATCTTCAAGACAAAAATAAAGAATGGTTGGAAGATGCTGAAGGCATAGACTATATTCAAAATCCCACCACAGAGGATGATAAGAAAGTCAACGAGTGGCTCGACTATATCAACGACTTCCAAGATAAAATGGCTATTGCTATGGGTGGCGATAACGCTAAAGAAAATGCTTTTAATCGTCTCGTAGACAACTGGAAATTTGATGAAGCATTAAATCCATTACAGAAACTTGGTAAAGAGGGTAAAGTTACTTTAGATGAACTCAAAAAGAGAATGGACGACCCTGTTTTTGTTGAGTTTGTCAACAAATTAAAAGATATAGGTTTTATTTCTGATACGACAGATGGTAGTTTAAGATTCCTTGCAAGTGCTTTTAATGGAACTACTCAGGCAACTAGAAGTTATGTAAATCAATTATCAGACTTATCTTCTATTAAAAAGTTTATTAGTAATATTGATGAGGAAGCAAAAGCTCTTGGAACAACCAAAGAAGCTTTGGGTGACCTTGTACAAGAACATATTTTGTTTAACAATACCGGATTAGATACAAGTGGTCAAATTTCTGCCTTACAGTTATTGGGTTCTACTATAGATGGACTTTCCGGAAAAACGACTCGTCTAATTTCTCTTTTAAAGTATGCTGCTGGAGATTTCTCTGAAAGCAAGTTGTCACCCGGAGTTGTTTATGACGCAAGCGGGAAACCAGTTCGTGACGAGAATGGAAACCCAATATACAGAACCGAAGAGGAAATTAGAAATATTCATGCAAGACGACAAGGAAGTGCTCAGTCTGAATTAGATAGAATGAAACAAGAATGGGAGAAAATTCAAAACCTATTCAATGATGATAATAACACCCCGCCACCTTATACTCCGAGCGACGGAAATAAAGATAAAGGTAAGGATAATACTCCCGACTACGAAGACCCAACAGATGCTATAATCAATCGTATCAATCTTCGTTCAAAAGAACTTGAACAACAAGAAGAATCAATTCAGAATGCCATTGAAATTGCTGAGTTAGAAAATGACTATAAAAAGCAAATTTCATTGACTAATGATTTGATTGCTACTCGTAAAAAGAGAATTGATGAGCTTAATACTGCTAACGCTGGACTACACAACGAGGCTGAATATCTAAGAAACAGCAATCCTTGGGACGAAGCGAGTTGGTTTGATAGTCAAGGTAATGCAACTGAAGCTTATTATAAAGATTTTAATTCTGCTACAAAAGAACAGCAAGAACAAATTAAGAATTTATTTGACAATCTCTCTAAATATAAAAAGTCTTATATGGAAAACGCTGAAGAGATCACAGACATTAATAAGCAAATTCTTCAAGACGAAGAAAATATTTTAGAGTTAAAAAGAGAATCTGTTGAAACCTTCTTTAATGAATTCGAAAAAGAAATAAACGACAGCTACGACATTCGTATCAGCCGTTTAAATTCACAGTCCTCCCTCCTCTCAAGTCATTTTAATATAGTTAATGCAATTGCAGAGGAACAGCACAATCTTAATAAAGAACTTCTTGAGGCTGAAACTATCGGTGCTAAAATGAATGAGCAAGAAAGAGAATCTTTACTTACTCGTGCCGAGCATAACAAACTTTCAGGAAAACTAAGCAATATAATGCTCGATATAACCGACTTACAAAGCGATTATATGCATGACCTTGAAAAAGCAACCGAGGACACGATTGAAGAAGTTACAAATCAGTATGAGCGTCAGTATGAACTGAAGATGAAAGAGTATGAGATTGTTAAGGCTGAATTAAATCTAATTAAAAAGCAACAAATACTTGAAAATACTCAAAATGAAAAATCGGTTAGAACTTGGAATGGGTCTAGCTGGATATATGAGGCAAATCTTCAAGATGTATTAGATGCTCAAGAAGAAGTAGAAAATGCTAAGTATGAACTTGCAAGAGCACAAGCTGAAGAAGCACAACAGACGGCTTTAAACGCTATAGACGCTAATGCTGATGCTTTAGAAACAGAAAAGAATAAACTTGCATCAGTTATTGAAGATATGGCAGAGAGAATGGATGGTTCTGGTAAAGATATTACTTCTATGCTTAAGACTATCGCTGAAACAGATTTACCTACGTTTGATGCAATAATTCAAAGTATGGGCGAAAGTATTAAAGAGGTGCTTAATTTATCTGACGACGATATTAATGCCTTTCGCACTAGCAGTAACTTTACAATCAATCCACTTGCAGAAATGAAGAAAAATTCTAGTGCATGGCGTACAGCAACAACACAAGAAGAGAGAGATTCTTTAGTAAGTGCAAATAAAGTTTATGCTGGAATACTTGGTCTTGACTATGAAGAATCTACAGGCAGATGGAAAAAGAAAAATGGCACTTATGCTTATGCATCTGGAACTAAGAATGCTAAAAAGGATACTGGCTTATTTGACGAAGAAGGTTTCGGCTCTGAAGTCGTTCTCACAAATGACGGCATACTCACACAGTTTAATGGTGGCGAGAGAGTATTTTCACCTGAGATGGCTGATAGGTTATGGGAAATGGCGCAGAAAAATAATATTTTAACCGCTTCAATAAAGCAGCCTGACTTTAGCAATATTGTTCCAATTGAAGAAAAGATATTCAATGCTATCAGCAACGTAAGCAATGCATTCGGTGATACATATATGATTAAGGACGTACAAGTAAATGAATCAGAAGGAGGAAATATAAAAGGATTTATAAACTACTTAAAAAAGAAAGTTTAGTATTTATAACATAAATGAATCATAAGGAGGAATATTAAAAGGATTTATAAACTACTTGAAAAAGAAAGTTTGATAATTTGGAGGGGTACGTCCCCTCCTCCTTTTATTTAGAGACAATATGGATAATGCAAATGAAATTGATTATGAATTATTAAAAAATCTAATAGAAAAACTCGTTGAAAAAAAGGTTTATGAAATTTTAAATAATCTCGGTATTGAATCTGTTTCCTCTGGAAAGGTTGTTGCTCTGGATAAAACAAGAGCTGATGCAGAAGGAAATATTACAGAGGTTATTAGAGCTAGTGTAGAACTTGCGGATGGTGAAGTCGTTTCAAATATCTTTAATGCAAGTGAAAAAATATTATCTGTAGGAGATAGTGTTAAGATATATGGTTCAAGAACTAATATGTCAAATAGATATATAGGAATAAAATATGAAAGTGAGGTGGTATTGTCATGATAAATAAACCGATTAATCCAAGTCCGCATAATTGTTGTGTTGATATAGATGAAGATGTTCATATTAAATACGAAATTCCAAATGCTAAAATAGATGGATGTGTTACTTCGATAAATGATTTAGATACTGGAAGTTGTGTATTGTCTCAACGTAATAATTATGACGAAGCAACGAATCAAGTTAATTTGAACATTGGAAAATCTTTAGGAAGTAAAGGAGAATATAGTTGGGATTCATTTTACTGGCAAACACCCGTTAAAGCAGCAAATACTCATATTGTTTCAAATATCGATGTGTCTGCTAATAAGTTATTTTTAAAACCTGATGGGAAACATACAATAAAAAAAACAATTACATATAAAATGGATGATGACTCCCGATATGATAGTTTCTCACCGAATTATTATATAGAATCTGGGGCTTTTAAGTATAGTGAAAGCAAATATACAAATCAACATACAATAGGAGATGATACAAGCGAATACTGTTATAAGGGTCAATTAGAAGATTATTTTGGATTTGATGCATATTGGATAAGCAGTGATGTTTTAGAATCTATTTTAGAAATCGGAGTTGGTAAATGTATAATAGAGGTATATAATGACGAAAACAAGTTGTCTTCTAGAGCAAGAGTGCTTGCTTATGACAAATACAGAGATGGTACTAACTATGATTTTTGTATTGTTGATAATGAAGAATTTGAAGAGCAAATGTTAAATTCTGGAATTATAACTGTTACCTCTTATTATGACCCTGGTACAATATATAAAATAAATAGTATTGCCTTTTATAATATTGACGACTTAAATAGTCAAGAAGATATTAGTGGTTTAATGTCACATGAAGATAGTTATTATTTAATTAGAAATAGCAATTATATTAACTATCATCATGTTGTAACGCCACACCCAAGCATCCCTGCCGACATCAAAATTGGTGATGAAATTAGTGTCTGGAGTCACGAAATGGCAGATTTCAACACAACGCCTACATATTATTTTCGTGCAAAAACACCCCCAGATATTAGTGTAAATGATTATTCCCAATTTGAAATAGATGATGATATTAATTATCTTAGGGATATTCAATGTAAGTTTGGACTTAATTACAGCTCATTAGATATTAAATTAAATTACTACTATCTATATTTATATGTTTTAAATCCAAAATCTCATAAATGGGAAATTAAAGAACGTTCTCCTATGTTATATAACACAGAAGATACATATGAATTCAAAGGTTTAGCAAACGGTCAGGAATATAAAGTTTATGCAGTTTGCACTGACAGTGACGGAGATGAGTGGACTACTGATGAAATTGAGTTTGCTGTAGAAACACTATTAATAACAAGCGGCATACTTGCCAATTTCAATAAAAAGAATGCAACTATAGAACTATTTCTAAAGGAGCTTTTAAGCATATATACAAAATATGTACATTTAGAATTTTATCGTGTTCTAAAAAAAGATATTAATGCTGTAAAAAATTTAGAATACGCTGGCGAGGCAATAGGTAAAATTGGTGAGCTAACAATTTGCAATAAATGGAACGATTACAATATTAAAAACAACTCATATTACGACTACTATATACGTGTTAATTATACAGGCAAACAATCAGACGAAGATAAAGGTGTAGACATTTACCATGTAAATTCAGACATTTATACTAATTTTGAAGGAACCTCAATTTTATCTTTAGAAAAAACTTCAAATGATAAATTAGCTATAAAATATAGTTTCAACCTCCTCTACCATTTTGATAGCAATATGAATGAATTAACATATGAAATTAGTCGTGATTATATTAATTCATTTAGTAAATATCCAAAAGAACTAAAAGGACATCAGAACTATATTACAAGTTCATGCTCAGGACTACTTGGTAGTGAAAACAATGGCATCTATGAAGAACCAAAAGATATGCGAGCTGCATGGAGTAATTTTGTAAATGATGATAGTATAAAGCTTTATAGAGGTCTTGATGGCGAAACAATGATAATCAGTATAGAGACAAGTAAAATTAAGCCGTATAATTATCCCAGTGTAGGATTAGTAAACGAAGTGCATTTTACTTTTAAAGAAATTGCCTCGGCTGATACTTATGCTATTTTTACAACAGAAATAGTAGGTGATTAAAATGTTATACTTGAATTTTACTGATAAAAACAATAATACTGTTATAGATAAAATTGACCGTGATTTTCTTGTAAAGGATTCAACAGTAAGAAAATTAAGAAATTTAACTATTGATGAAATTAAGGAATTAATTAACGATAGCTCCATAAAATATACCTTTTATCTATATGCTCTTTATGATGACGAAACAATAAAGGAAGATTTAAGTAGTTATATTTTAAAAGGTGGAAACTTATCTATTAATTATAATTGTGGTATAAGAAGACAACTCTCAATAAGTATTATGAACGAAAAAAATTGGACTCCACAACCTTTCGACGGTTTTCTATGGAAAGGGTCAAAATTCAAACTTGAAATTGGTATTACAAAAACACTTGCCGAGTATATTTTCCCGGCAGGTGTTTTTATTTTAAAAGACTTTGAATTTCCCCACAAATATTCTAAAAATGAAATCAAAATGGAAATGGTAGATAAATTTGGAGGTCTTGATGGCACAGTAGGCGGAAAAATTGTTGATAGCGTCTATATACCAAGGGGTTCTAATATTGTTCAGGCTGTTAAAAGCCTTTTAAAATCCGAAAAGATTGAAGGTAACTATTTTGATAATATAAACCCTCTATTTCCCTCTTGGGCTTTTAATGAAACAACACCTTATACCATTACAGAGTCTTCAGATTCTACAATAGGAGATTTAATTATTAAACTACTTTCAATTATAAATCTAGATGTATTTTATGACGAGTATGGTCGTATGTGTTTTGAGGAAATGCGTGAAAATATGCTTATTGACTCTTCTCCGTCTTTGTGGACTTTTGAGGATGATGAAAATATATATGATTTTCATACAGTCAAAATAGATTTTCAAAGGGTAGAAAATGTAATTATTGTTGAAGGTGCAAATATAAATGGAGATATTGTTAGTGCTAGGGTAGAAAACTTAAATCCTAAGTCGCCAACTAATATCTCTATTTTTGAACCAAAAATATGCAAAATTATTGATGAAAATATAACATCTTTAGGTAACGCATATTTGCGTGCTAATTATGAATTATTTAAAAAGTCATTACTTCCCGTTTCAGAAAACTTTTCTACAATACTTATACCAATATTGAATGTTAATAATGTTATTACAATAAATGATAAACATTGTGGTTTTAAACATGTTAGATTTCTTATTAATTCAATTGATATACCTGTAGATGATGTAGTAAAAACAAGTATGACAATAAGTAACTTAGAGGAGGTGGCATTTAGTGTCAAACAATAATATATATAAAAGTAAATATGGTGGGGAAGAAATTGACGCAATATTAGATTATGCAAAAAACGCCCTTACTTCTATTACTAATGATTTAGGTGAGCAAACTCAGAAAAATACAGATAATATATCGGCACTTAATAAAAGTTTTGAAGAAGAAAAAGAAAATACCTCAGCAAACTTTGATGAAGTTAATAATAAAATTGATTCATTAAATGCTGATGTCGAAGGTTCATTGCTCAAAAAACGATTGGTTCTCCACGAGACAACAAATGAAGCTCTTGCAGATAATTCAATAGCTAGCGGAAGCGAGACTGCGGCACTCGGTAAATATTCAAGTGCTGCAGGGTACGGTACAATTGCGGGTATCCGTGGATACTATTTCGCATCAATTGAATTTAATGCAGACAATACTGTTATTGTTCTGACAGATAATCAACAACAACAGACTGTAACTACTACAATTAATTTATATAAAGTAGGAGATGTCATATCTATTGTTAACGGCACTAAATACATTAATGCAGCTACAATCACTGCTGTAGAAGGTAACACAATAACAACAACTAAGGTGCCTTTTAAAAGTGTTGCAACAGTGTCAGAACTTGCAATGGACGATTTTTCGGTATTTTGTATCGAGCGACCTTTTGATGGTGTTGTATCACTAGGTTACTCGGCACACTCAGAAGGTGAAGCTACAAAGGCACTCGAAAGGGCATCTCATGCTGAAGGCAGAGATACAGTTGCATATGGGCAATACTCTCATGCGGAAGGTAGACAGACAGAGGCTAGCTATTCAGCTCATGCGGAAGGTATGAAGACTATTGCGTCTGGTTATTATTCTCATGCAGAAGGTTCATCAACTACTGCATCTGGAGATAAAGCTCATGCGGAAGGTATGAAGACTGTTGCATCTGGAGAGATGTCTCACGCAGAAGGGTCAAACACTATTGCGTCTAGTGCCTCGTCTCATGCAGAGGGTTATCTAACAGAGGCATCAGGAGATAGAGCTCATGCAGAGGGTAGAGAAACTACTGCATCTGGTATGTATGCTCATGCTGAAGGATATCTTACAGAGGCGTCTGGTGAAATTTCTCATGCGGAGGGTGACACAACAAAGGCATTTGGTTCTAGAGCTCACGCTGAAGGTGATACAACAAAGGCTCTTGAAAGGGCATCTCATGCAGAGGGTAGAGAAACTACTGCATCTGGTATGTATGCTCATGCTGAAGGATATCTTACAGAGGCAAAAGGTGAAGCTTCTCATGCGGAAGGGTATTCGACTGAGGCATCAGGTGGCTATTCTCATGCAGAAGGATACGATACAGTTGCATCAGGTGGCTATTCTCATGCAGAAGGTAGGTCTACAAAGGCGTCTGGAGAGAGAAGTCACGCAGAGGGTAATAGGACTGAGGCATCTGGTGGTTATTCTCACGCAGAAGGGTCAAACACTATTGCGTCTAGTACATCGTCTCATGCAGAGGGGACATATACAATTGCTGCATCTCCGTCTCAACATGTTCAGGGTAAGTTTAACATAGAAAACAGTACGGGTAAATATGCTCATATCGTCGGTAATGGAGAATCAGAAGATAATCGTTCTAATGCACATACATTAGATTGGAAAGGAAATGCTTGGTTTGCGGGGAATGTTACTGCGACTTCTATAATTTTAAATAGTTCAACATTAGGTAGCACAAAGAAATTTAAAATAACTGTAGATGATAATGGTGACTTATCGGCAGAGGAGGTGTAATATGAGTAAATATACTTATGCAAAAAATGATTTAAGTAATATAAACAACAATGATTTTTTATCAAAATTTAATGAGACGGGAGTCAGCAACTCATTTGCCAACGCCATAAAAGGCAAAGCGAGCGGTACTATAGTATGTGTTGATGATGCAAGCCCGATTGAGCATAATCTTACTGTTAAAGTAAGGAGCAAAAACCTTATAGCCTATCCGTATAAGTATAGTACTCTTACCACAGGCGGTGTAACTTTTACGGTAGGCGAAAACGGCGGTGTGACAGCAAGCGGTACGGCAAGCTCGGCTTTCTTTCCGTTAGAGGGGGGCTGGGGAAACACCGATACGCTTATTCCTGATTGGCTGGAGGTCGGCAAAACTTATACTATAACTGATGCTATTCTTTTATTGACAAACAGGCTCGAAGGCAAAGCCCAGCTTATACTGAGGGGAACTTTCGTTATGCCCGAAGGGTATAGAACCTACGGTATTTTTATTTATCCTGAAGACGGTGAAACTCTTGAAAATAAGGTGTATTATCCTCAGCTTGAAGAGGGTGCTGTGGCGCCAGAATATATTCCATACGTTGCTCCGTCAACTGTAACTCTTACAAGATGTGGCAAAAACCTTTTCAATATAGACAAAACCGATGGCAGCGGATATGGTTTAACTTTAACAAAAAATGCTGACGGAACGCATACCTTAAGCGGAACACTTACGCAAACGTATAATTATACGAATCGGACAAACTTATTTATTCCTGCAGGAACTACTGTAACTGTTTCTTCTTATTTTGAATGTGAAAAAACTGCTTATGTAGGACTAGTTTTATGTGGCACAGACGGTAGCGTATTATTTCAGGGTAACTCAATGACAAATGGTTCATCAAAAACAATCACATTAACCAAGGATGTAGCATCGGTAGGTTATGTGTGGAGAGTAGATACAAATTCGGTGGCGGTTGGCGATACACTTACAATAGACAAAATTAAATTGCAACTAGAAATTAGCAATACCGCAACAGAATATACCCCTTATGGAGGGTTAACAGTTATACCAAGTGCTGATGGAACTGTAGAAGGTGTAACAAGCATAGTGCCTGTGATGACGCTTTTAACAGATAACAAGGGAGTAACAATAAAAGCTGAATACAACAAAGATACAAACAAGGTGATTGAACAATTAACAAACGCAATAATTTCATTAGGAGGTAATGTATAATGTTCAGTTTAAGAGAATTTGTAAAAAATGGATTTATAAAAGCGGTAGGAAGGATGGCAGACTATCAGATAATTTTAAATGCGGCGGGCTGGCTTGAAAAAGGCGTGCTTTCTGAAGAAGACCTTGCACAAATTCAAGCGGTAATAGATGCTCAGTACACTGAAGAAAATGAAACTGAAAATACTGAAGAAATTTTAGGAGATATAAATGAGTAATATATTTGAATCAAATTTAAGACAGTATGATTATGAAATAGTTTGTGGGGGTATCTCTAATAAAGAGTACCCCGCTTACTTTGATTTACCTCAAAAAGTAAGTGTAAAAAATCAAGAGTTTAACGGGAGAGAGATACAGGCTTGTGGAGCTTGTGCTATTGCTACTGTCGCTGAATATATGTGGGGCAAAGAATTTTCAGAAGGCTTTGCGTATTCTAAATTTAGAAATGAAACATATAACAAACCGGGTCTATACTTAACAATTGCACTTGATATGTGGCGAAAGATTGGCATTGTTCCCTTGTCTGATTTTGGTTCTCTCGAAGAAATGCCTATAATTAAAAATTTGGTTGCAAAATTTCCTGAACTTTTAGAAAAAGCAAAAAATTATAAGATAGGTGGTTATGCGTCTCTAAATTATGCTATGAAAGAAAAGAAAGATTTAGCTATTAAAGATGCTCTTTCAAAACCAAATGGCATAGGATTGATTGCGTCCTCCTCTACCTATTTTGGATCTGGACATGCTTTTGTTATAACTGGCTGGAACGATAAAAATAATACATATATATATCAGAACTCCTATGGTATAACATTTGGTGATAATGGTAAGGGTGAAATACCAAAATCAAAAGTAGATGCCGTATTTGCTGTATTTGCAGATGAGTTTGAATTACCTTTTAAAGACGTTGACAAAGACAGATGGAGTTATAAAAATATAGCGAATATGTATCTTTCCGGAGTAATTAACGGGAAAACTCCTGATACACTTGACCCAGAAGGATATATTACCAGAGAGGAAGTCTTTGCTATAGCCGACAGAATTCTTGAAAAAGTGGATGAAAAACTTATAAGAATTTATGAGCAGATGAATGAAAGGATAGTCAAGTAG